TTGCCTATGGTAACCTTGTTGGTGTATTAATAGAAGCAATCAAGGAACTCGAAGCCCGCGTGGCCGAATTGGAAGGAAAGTAAATATGGCACTTACGTACACTTGGGCGGTAACGTCCCTGAAGAAAACCACAGATGTCGCTCTCGACATCGACAACGTCGTCGTGCAGACCACATGGACCTGCACCGGCACAGACGAGGACGGCGACAGCGGCACGTTCAACGGCGCTACGCCGTTCTCGCTCACGACCGTAGACCCTGCTACGTTCATCCCCTATGAAGACTTGACAGAAGCCGATGTCCTTGGTTGGATAGAAGCCGTTGTTGTCGGTTCTTACAAGGATCACGTCGATGAGCAAATCAACAAGCAGATTGCGCTAATCAAAGACCCAGTAGTGGACGTCCCTAATGGCGATTTCCCGTGGGAAGAACCAACCCCGACACCAACACCACCAGCTAGTTAAATCAAAGGAGACAGACTATGAATAAAGAACTAGACCACCTCGACGTAGACAATCAAGCCGCACCGCAGGAGCCGGTTGTAAAGTTGGACCTATTGGTCAACGACGTGAACCTCGTCCTCGCCGCATTGCAGGAGCTGCCGCACAAGGTATCTGACCCGCTGCTGCGCAAGATCATGGGCCAAGCAAACGCCCAGCTTGCTCCGAACGCCGCGTAACATGATTGAGGAACTCATCAGCCGCGTGTTCTACGCACGCAACGTGGCGCACTTTGAGCACTGGCGCGCCAAGGGTGATGGCAGTTTCGCAAAGCATATGGCACTGGGCGGCTTCTACGACGACGTAATCGACGCAATCGACCGTCTCGTAGAAGCCTACCAAGGCGCGTTCAGTCTCATCGGGAACATACCAGCCCCGAAGGTGACTGAGCGTGACGTGCTGAAGCTCCTAGAGGCTGATGCGGACTGGATCGAGGAGAACCACGAGGCCGTCTGCAAGGGCAACCGCGCAGTGGCCAACTTGGTCGATGGCGTCACAGAAGTGTATCTGACCGCCATATATAAGCTGCGGAACCTGAAATAATGGACTTTGACATCAACACCATTGTCACCGTGCTGGCCTTCATCGGCGGCCTCATAACGGTCTGGGTCAACCTCAACAACAGGCTTACCCTCATGGAGGCGCGCCTTGGCTTTGGTGAAGAGAGGTTCAACGCCATTGACAAGAAGTTCGACGAGGTGATGACGCACCTTCGCCGGATCGAAGATAAATTGGATAACAAGGCGGATCGGTGATGAAGTGGTTTTTGCTACCCCTCGCGGCGTTGGCCCTAATGGGCTGCGAAGACCGCTATCGGTACGACTGTCAAGATCCCGCGAACTGGCAGGATGAACTCTGCAAGAAGCCTCGCTGCATTGCGATGGGCTACTGCACTGAGTGGTTAATAGATACGGGTGAAGAAGAGAATGAAGCCGAGAAGTGAATGGTCGCCAGAGGAACTGCTACGTTTCATTGTCGGCATTGTGTTATCACTGACGCTCACGTTCATCGTGGCGACCGTGCTATATTCGCTGGTGTTTGTATCGCAGCCGATGGAGGGGCAGTCCCCGAATGACGCTGAGTTTTTTAAGCTGATTAACCCGATAGCGACTTTTATCGTCGGGGCATTGGCAGGACTTATGGCAGGGCAGGGCAGCGGCTCAATGACGTCGAAGCCTCCAGAGAAGATCGAAGGAGAAGAAGATGAGCTTCCTAAATAGTTTTGAAAGCAGGCAAGATGGCGTGAACGACACCGTCGAGTTTGTTATCCGCGTGGCAATCGTCACGCTGTCGGCAGTTATCCTCGTGGTCGTACTGGCGCTGGCCGTTGGCCTATTCGTATCAAACGACGTTGTGGACAGCACTGCTATCCTTGAGATGGTAAACCCTGCGTTCCAGACGATCATCGGCGCGCTTGTCGGGCTGCTCGGCGGCCTGAGCCTTAACGCCAATGCACGGGACAAAGAGCCTGAGCCAGAAGCGCCGCTTGAACTGACACCAGAAATGCAACCAGAAGCACCTAAGCCATTCAGCGACCCGCAGGGCACTGTCTTCATTGACGAGCCTGAAGTGGACGACGAAGACGATATGGAGCCGTGGGAAAAGTATCGCAACGACCTGCGCTATGACGCCAATGGCGACGGCGTGGTCGATGAGGCTGACTTCCCCGACTGGCGCTCTGCGGGTCGGTAATGGCAGGCGAACTCTCCACCGTTGAGATGATCGGCCAGCTTTGGCCTATCGTTCTCGCGTTCATCACGCTGACGATTATCCTCGCCAAGATGGATGTGCGGCTTGGCGTGGTTGAGGAAAAGATCAAGACGCTCTTTGAGCTTTGGAACAAGGATAAAGACAAGTGAGCCTTATAAACCTTCAAAGTAAATGTGGCTGCCATGCAGATGGTGCCTTCGGCCCCGGCACGCTCAAGGCTGCCTGCGCGCACTTCAAGCTCAACAAGAACCGCGCCGCACACTTCTTCGCCCAGACGGCGCATGAGAGCGGCAACTTCAAGGCGTTTAGCGAGAACCTGAACTACGGCGCGAAGGGTCTGCGCGGCATCTTCGGGAAGTACTTCCCGACCGACGCGCTTGCCCGCGCCTATGAGCGTCAGCCGCAGAAGATTGCCAACCGCGTCTACGCTAACCGCATGGGCAACGGCGACGAAGCGTCAGGCGAGGGCTGGAAATACCGGGGCAGGGGTCCGCTCCAACTCACCGGGAAGAACAACTACCGCGCGTTCGGCAAGTACATCGGGCGCGAACAAGAGGTGTTAGACAACCCAGACATCGTCGCTAACGAACTCGGCTTCGAAAGCGCGTTGTGGTTCTTTGACGCAAACAAGCTGTGGTCGATCTGCGATCAGGGCATCAACGACGCTGCCATTCTGCAACTCACCAAGCGGATCAACGGGGGCACACACGGCCTCGACGACCGCAAAGCCAAGACCAAGAAATACGCTGCTTGGTTATAAGGAGAACGATTATGAACTTGAAGAAACTTATCCAGAAAGAAGCCGAGAAGGCGATCCTCAACAAAGCCGTAGGCAAGATCCTGCCGATGGACGGCGAAGCTAAACCACTTGTCGGCAAGAAAGCCAAGATTGCTGGCGGCCTCGCGCTCGTCGGCACGCTCGCCACTCTGCTTTCACAATACCTCGCTGGGTGAACAATATCTTCGACAGTCGCAGCGAAGGCTGTTATTATGCGCTAAATCTGATATAGGGGCACGTTATGGCCACTGCGATGACATTCACGACGTTGAAACAAGACGTGCAGCGCTACCTTGAGCGTGGCAACACGCTTGCGTCCGACCCGATTGTCTTTGAGCAAATCCCTCGTCTAATCAATCTCGCAGAGCGTCGCATCGCCCGCGAGCTTAAAGTCGAGGGCTTCATCAACGTCGTGACTGGCACGCTCTCTGCGGGCCAGTCCGTCTACCCCAAGCCTGATCGCTGGCGCGACACGGTGTCGATTAACATCGGCACTGGCACAACAGGAAACGACCGCAAAATCCTGTTCTCCCGCGTCTATGAATATCTGCGGTCCTATTGGCCGAACGCGTTGGAGACGGACACGCCCATCTTCTACAGCGACTATGACTACAGCCACTGGCTGCTTGCGCCGACACCCGACGCAGCATACCCATTCGAAATCCTGTATTACGAACTGCCGCCATTGCTCGACGAGAGCGTGCAGACGAACTGGATCACCGAATACGCCCCGCAGCTCTTGCTCTACGGCACGCTGGTTGAAGCGACGCCGTTCCTCAAGAACGACGAACGCATCCCAGTTTGGCAGAGCATGTACGATCGCGCGGCGGCAATGTTGAACGGCGAAGACCTCGCCAAAATCCTAGACCGATCCGCCGTGCGCAAGGAGGCGTAATAATGTCCACGTCATTCACTCAAGTCTTCGGCGGTACGACGATCTACCCCTCAGACGTATCGTACCTCCCGCTTGCGCTGACCAGCGACATCGTCCTTGAGTGGCCGCTTGAGGCCACCACCGGCAACAACGTCGTCGCCCGCATCATCGACGTCACGCCAACCGGCCCCTACACGATAACTTTACCTGACGCGATGTCAGTCGGCGTCGGCCAGACAATCCTGTTCAACAACCTCGGCCCAGACACCATCACCGTCGACAACGCCGCCGGTAACGCGATCCTGAGCATCGGCGCAGGTGAGCAGTGGCAGTGCTACCTCATCAGCAACACCACCGTAGGCGGTGTCTGGCGCACGTTCCGCTACGGCGCTGCCGTGGCGCAGGCCCAAGCCGCAGCGCTGGCTGGCGCTGGTCTGATCGCGACTGGGTCGACCCTCGCGCAGAATTACGAAGTCGTTGACTTCTCCATTACGCCGTACACTCTCACGGCCCCTGATCGCGCCAAGATTTTTGTCTGGACTGGCGGCCTCGGCACGCTCAACTTGCCGACTGCCGTGGCGGCTGGCGACGGCTGGTTTGTGCAGGTCCGCAACGGCGGGCAGGGCGACTTGACTATCGACCCGTCTGGCTCTGAACTTATCAACGCGGCGTCCACGCTGCGCTTGCAGCCGGGCGACAGCGCCGTGGTCGTAAGCGACGGCATCCAGTGGTACACCATCGGCCTCGGCCAGCAGGCGGTCTTCGCCTTCGACTACACGACCATCGCCGTCACTGGCGGCACGTACACTCTCGCAGGCTCTGAGCTGAACCGTATCGCGTACAAGTTTACAGGCACACTGACATCTAACGTCAACATCGTTGTGCCCGCGACGGTGCAGCAATACTGGGTGAACAACGCCACGACTGGCGCGTTCACGCTAGGCATCAAGACGGCCAGCGGCGCGGCCACTTTGGTCACTCAGGGCGCGACAGGCATCCTGTACTGTGACGGCACGGACATCATCTCGGCCACCACGTCAGCAGCCTTTGCGGGTATTGTTCCTGTTGTCCAAGGCGGCACCGGAGCGACCAACGCACCGTCGGCCCTGACCAACCTCGGCGGCACGGGTATCGGCACGGCGGTCTTTACGGCCACCACGACGGCTGCGGCGCGCTCGGCCATTGCGGCGGCTGGATCTGGCGCTAACTCTGACATCACGTCACTGACGGGTCTCACTACGCCACTGAGCGTCGCGCAGGGCGGCACGGGTGCGAACAACGCCGGTACGGCTCGCTCAAACCTAAGCGCTGCCCAGAGCGGCAGCAACGCGGACATTACTGCGCTGACCAACGCGGCAGGCATCCAGATCGGCGCGCCTACCGCCGGAGCGCAGGGTGCGGGCACGATCAACGCCACGGGCCTCTTCATCAACGGCGTGGGCGTCGGCACGGGTTCAGGCTCGGTGACCAGCGTCGCGGCGACCGTGCCGTCGTTCCTGTCCGTAACCGGCTCGCCGATCACGA